CTAGTGCTCGGCATCTTTGATGCGCCTCCAAAGGCCCACCCAACCGAGACTTTCGGGCAAATCATGACCGGTCGCAAAGCATTCGTAGGCAGAGCGCCAGAAATCGAGCACGATTCGCCCCAATCTTGCCGGCGCATGAACAAGGTCGGGAGGCGGTGGGACGGTCACGTTCCTTCTTTGGTCATAAACGCCTAGGAGCGTTGGGACAAACCCATCATTTATCGCCATCGATCCAATCGCGTGCCCGCCTATCGCACCGCTAAAGGGGGTTCCCCTTGAACCAAGGAAATCTACGTATCGATGCGCTACATGGACCCGAGCGAACCAAGCCCACACCACGGGCGCAAACGCAGGCTCCAACGTGCAATCTGCCGGCTTGGGCGAGACCTCCCACCCGACGGCTTCCTTGAGATTCTCGGCTACCGCGCTAACGGTAAGTAGAAAATGGTCGAAGCCGAATCGAAAACTATCTTTGTCACGAGGTACGCTGACCGAATGCAAGTGGTGCTCGGCATAGTTGAGGAGACGCTCAATGGCCTCCTTCCGCTCTTGGTCCAACGGCATGCGCCTTATCCTTGAACAATCGACCGGCAGCGCGCCAGGGCGCTCTATTCGCGCGCTTACGACGCCAACACACGGCGCAGGATACCCGACGCGCCGGCACTGTAGATTGCAACGATGACAATTGTTCGCAATGTCCACGTCACAGCTAGGTTAAGCACCGTGCGGCCAAGCGATTTTTGAATTCGATCCATTGCGCGTGCCTCTATCGCGTCTACAAGGGCTGAAACATCCTCAGCCGTGAGCGCGCGGCGGCACCGCTCGACTTGCGTTTCCATCTCATGCCCCTTCCTCCTGGCGGCGGATTTCGAAGATCGAGTCCACCCGATCTCAGTGTATGGGGCACATTGCAGCAGGTCTGTAAGCGTAACCGGATTTTCGTGTAGGACAATGGCAAAGGATCAGATGTCAGAGTATCTCGGCAGCAAATCCTGATCGACCAATCGAATCTCGATGCGGTTGGCGACTTCAAGGTGTTCTGGGTTGTCCACCGAGAACACACCGTCGGTTACGCTCACGATGATCGTGCCGGTTTGCTTGCGGCCGGCCTCGGGCACCGGAATCAGGGCGCGGGCCTCGGGCACCTTCTGCACGGTGATGGCCTTTGGCAGATAAAGCATCCAACCAACGCCGGGCTTGTCATCGAATACCCGCTTTTCAAAATATTCTGCTGGCGACACTTCCGCATAGATGGGGTGGAACTCCTCCGCGATACGAATTACGTAGCTTGTGAAGGCGTCGAAATCGATCAGGTCATCCTTGCCGGTAAGCGATACCGCGATCGAGTTCAATTCACCTTGCGGCCCCACGTGGCAGGTCATGCTGCCACCCGATTCCGAATTCTCACGGTGAGCCCAGATTGCGACGTATGTCTGATCCTGAGATTTTCGGAACTCCTCTCTCAAAACGGCGAGCGCTGCCGCTGATGGCGCATCCCCGTCGAAGGCGTGGTACAGCATGGCCTCCTTCGGCGTTTCGCCTTTCAGATGCCACTCGCCTTTTCCAAGTTCGCTGCATCGCTCGGCGATTGCGTCGATGATCCTACCCAGTCGGGAGAGAACCGTTTCGAAGTCGGTCGGCGACAGGATTGCGTCGCGGAACTGAGCGTTGATTTCCATGCTGGTCATAGCGTGCCTCAGGGTACGACAACTGATTGAACGCCCCATTGAGCCAAAAGCCGAAGCATCTTTGCGCGGGTCTTCGGCCCTTGGAAATACCATGTGAGGCGTGTCGGAGGATTGCTTCGAACGGCACGACCCTGCCTAATGATCGCGGACTCCATACTGTCAAAGCCAGAAAACGACTCAGCAGCCCAGGGCATTTCGAAGAACTGGTCGTAATTGCCTTTGGCCTCTTGCAGCATGCATTCGGCAGGTATGAAGCCGTCAAAGTCAATGTTTTGCCAGTCCCATTCCTGGCTCCACCCCTCGGCGACACTATACGGCCACCCAGTGATGCGACCTTGATATTCGCGCGCTGCTGCGGTCATGCGATGGTTCGCACGCTTAACACTCCCGGCCTCAGGCGGACACTTCTTGCACTTTTCGCCAGTGCGCGGCAAGGTGCGCGCGACAGGCGCGGCCTTGCTATCGTCCTTCGAGGTGTCGCCCGACAGGCTAGCCGTTCCGGCCGTTGCCGCCCCACCCAATAAGACCGCGCCAGCGCGCGCCAAAATCGGGCCGAGTTCCGCCGTTGCCGCTTCCACTACCGGCGCGAGTAGTCCCGCCATTTGTCAGTCCTCCCACATAGTCAGGGTGTTGAATTTTCCAGCGCATGACGCGCAAGTAATCGTGAAATCGTTCGTCGGCCGAGCGGCCCGGACGAGTGAGCCAAGCGCGCGTCGCAGGCTTGTCGTAGAAGCCCGGCGCATAAGCCTCGATGCGCAGAAACGCGACGAGGTTTTCTTCTTCATCGATGCCTAAGCCGCGCGCCGCCTTGAACGCGCGCCACAGCCGCGAAGAGAGTGTTGGATCGTCGGCGAGTTTCGGGTCGGCCGTGGTCAAGTCTTGCCGTACGCGCTCGACGAAGCCCTTCGCATCGATGTCGGCGAGTGCCGCTACCTGTTCGGTCGTAAGTTCAAGCATGGGGATGCACTCTTGTCAGTTTGCCGTCAATCTCGGCGAACCAATCGAACGTCGGCATAAAGAATTCGATTCGCTGCGAAAACGAGAGCAAGTCTGCGATGTCCTCGATCAGGCGCGCGTCGTAGAACCGCAGCAAGGCCGTCCGGCCATCCGGCATTCGTGCGTCCAGGCGTCCGCGAAGCTCGTGCGCAAGTGCCTCGAACGAATAGGCGCTAATGAGCCAAGACACCCCTTCGCTTCGCGCTCCCATGTTGAGCAGCGACTGCCGCACGGCCTGCGATGTATTCTCAAAATCGACTAGCCACGGCCCCGCATCGGCAAGTGATGCGTCGGGCGTACCATCGAATAGGGCAATGGCGGAGGTTGAGCGCTCAAGCGACGGCGTGCCCGAGGCGCGCTCATAAAGCAGCGCATCCACGAGGCCATACAGACGTACATGCAACGAGGCCTGCGCTTGCCGCTGCGCGAGGTATTGTTCGATTTTCGCCACGGCCTACTCCCGCGTCACGGTCGTCGCGCCACTTTCAGCCGCAGCCTTTAGGCATTCGAGGCAGAGCGTCGGACTCGGAGATAGCGGGGGCAACGCCGCGACTGCGGCAGACGCTACGGCGGCGCCGGCACCCAGGCTCGGACTACCCGCGCCCGTATCGTCAATCGTGTCGCTTGACTGCGATGCGATTAGGATTGCTCCGCATGCGGTACGCATGCCTGCGACGGCCGTATCGCGGTTATCGATAACGTGGGGATAACGGCGGCCGAGTAAGTCAGGCAGAATCGCGAAATCGCCCTTGCAGAGTGGGCAAAAGACCTTATGCCCGACGCCTGCGATCGACCTGCCATCAATCTTGGCTGTAGGATTTCCTTCAAGTACCTTGCCTCCGTGCGACGTGGTATCGCCGACGCAAATGATCGCGCTCGCCAAATTGGCCCTCTCTCATGTGTTGTTTTGCGCGAATTTACCACGGCCGGCCACTCGCTTGGCTCAAGGCAGCGGTCGGCCCCGTGAGACCTCGCCCCTCTAAGTCATCGAAAACAATTTCCGCTGCTTATCTCATTTTTCGCCGGGCTCACGCGGCGTTTCGGCGGTGAATTTACCGTTCGAAAACGATAGCACGAGGGGGCTCCCGGCATAGAAGTCGACGTCGCACCGTCGCAGGCCATCGTCTTGCATGAGAGCGGCCCGCTCTTCGTACAGTTCGCGTGCGTCGTCTTCCATACCGCACAATACTGTATATTTATACAGCATCGAAAGCGTCGGAGGCTTGAAAACGTCGTACAATTTGGGACCAAATCCTAAAATCGGGGACGACTATGAATAACCGGTTTGCAGGCGACACGGGGCGCCGTTTGCGGATCGAGGCGTTTAAGGATCAAAAGCTAGTGGGAGGCAACGGCGATCTGGCCGAGACGCTTGCTGATATGTGCGAGCTTATCGAAGTGCCGATAGGCACTACGATCATCGCGCAGGATGATTACACGAATGACATCTTTTTCATCCTGTCGGGTTCGTTCACTATCGTCGTCAACGGAAGGCAAGTTGCCACGCGGAGCACTGGCGATCACGTCGGCGAAATGGGCGCGATTGAACCTGCACAAAAGCGATCCGCTACGGTCACTGCGGCTGAAGAATCGCTTGTAGCGAAAATAAGTGAAGCGCAGTTCGATCAGCTAGGCGCATCGTATCCCGGGCTGTACAAGCATATTGCGAAAGAACTCGCTCGCCGGCTACTACAACGAAACGCGCTTGTAAGGCCGACGCACGATCGCATCCGAATTTTCATCATCTGCTCAGTCGAAGCGCTGCCTGTCGCGCGTTTAATTCACAATGGGCTTCAACATGATCCGTTTGATGTAATCATTTGGAGCGAAGGCGTTTTCAAGGTAACGAACTACACCCTGGAAACGCTCGAAGATCAGGTGGATCAGGCCGACTTTGCAATCGCAATTGCGCATGGCGACGATGTTGCGGAAATCCGCGATAAGCAATGGCCTGTCCCACGCGACAACGTGATATTCGAGCTGGGCCTCTTTATGGGTCGCCTTGGCCGCGCGAGAGCAATCCTGATGGAGCCTCGCGAGGAAAGGGTCAAGCTACCGAGCGACATGGCCGGCGTAACGACCATTGGATACCGGTACGCACCAGGCAGAGACGAGGCGTCACACATCGCGCCAGCAGTGAATGAGCTTCGGACTCATGTTACGGCGCTCGGACCGCAATAACCAACGGGGGTTAGCGTGACTTTGAAAGACGATTTGACGTCCGAAGTTGGGACGATCTTCAAAAGTGCATGGACAGAAACGACGGGGCGCGTGGTACCAGCGCCGAAAGACGTCGGACTCGGGAACAAAGGGACGCTTCTAGAGCAGGCGGTTGTGTTTTACGCCGACCTGGACGGGTCGACCAACATGGTCAACGGCATGAAGTGGGAATTTAGCTCCGAGATCTACAAAACCTTCTTGCTCTGTGCGGCGAAGATCGTAAAGCCGGAAGACGGCGAGATCACGGCATATGACGGCGACCGAATAATGGCGATCTTCATTGGAGACAATAAGGCCGATCGTGCTGTGCGCGCCGCGCTCAAGCTCCGGTGGGCTGTTGTCAATATTGTTGAGCCGCAAATGAAGGCGATATACACCTCGACGACATTTTCGGTGAAGCATACAGTAGGGATCGACATGAGCGACTTGCGTGCAGTCCGAACAGGGGTACGTGGTGACAACGACCTTGTCTGGGTCGGGCGTGCCGCAAATTACGCGGCGAAGCTGAATACGCTCAGTAGCGACTATCCGACCTGGATCACCAAGCCAGTGTATACCGCATTGTCTGCGGGTCTAAAGACGCATAACTCGCAGCCGATGTGGGAAGAACGCACCTGGACCGCGATGAACGACATGGCGGTGTATCGCTCCACATATTGGCACTCATTTTCCTGATACGACTCGTCCGATCCACCTCGGCGAAAACTGCCTTTACTTTTGCTAGCTGCCGCCGTGAAAGATATTCTGCACGGCGGTCGCCTGGGTTGGCGTAGTCGTGCGGCTCGCGGAGTACGCGCTCACGGCTTTCTCGAGCGACCGGCCGGCGACATAGCCGCCGATGCCGAGTTTCAGTAAATCCCACATATCAGGCGGAATCGTGAGCGTGAGCCCCACGTGGAACATCGCCTGTAGGTACGGCGCGAGGATGTAGTTATTGGCGATGATCGCCACGAACACGAGCATCGTAATCGGGCGCCAGGATGAGGCCAGCTTGTTCGGGCTTGCCGCTTCGGCCGTAATGACGCCCGCCTGCGTCGCCATGCGTTGCAAATCGCCGCTCATGTATAGCTGCGCGAGTTGTAGCTTGGCCGCGTCCTTTTGTTCCTGCGTCGGAAAGCGGTCGATGATGCTATTGACGACGTTCGCGACGGCCGTAATCGGATCGGATGCGCTCATGTCAGTCTCCGTCGTGATTGAACGCCATCAAAAAAAGCCGCTTGAACCATCCGCGCCCGTCCGTGCCGAAATTTGGCGCTTGCACATAGCGGAAGGCGCGCGCGGTCATGAACATCGCGAGCTGCTCGTCGCCCATGCGCGAGGCGGCGGCGAGCGTCACGGGTCCAATGTCGCCGTCGGCGTTGACGCCTAGCGTGCGTTGCAACGTGATACGCGCGATTGGTTGCCCTTGGTTGACGGCCATATCGAACACGAACAGGCACAGGGGCCACGGCATTTGATCGCATCCGCATGCATGCCAGTAGTCGGCCGCGTACAGATCGTCGATTTGCCCGTCGATCAGATTCGCGATGTCGAGCGACGGATAGGCCGCTGCGGAAATGCCGCGGTTCGTGCCTTTGAGTTGGCCGACGCCGCATTTGCCGCCGGTCCAATTTCCGGGGTCGTTCGGATCGTTCGAAAAGCCGGCTTCGACGCCGACGACGAGTTCTAAGGCGCGTTTGAATGTGTCCATAGGGTTCGCCCTTTTCAAGTACAGACGCAGATAACCGGCAGCGCGGGAGAGGTCGGCGATGCGCTCGCCGGGTCGCCGATGACTTCGAGATAGACCTTTTGCACTTGGCGCGTCGCCGCAATGCCGTTGTCGGTAATGACTTCGGCATAGACCTTTTGCGCCTGCCGCGTGGGCGCGAGTGCGTTGTCGGTGATTACCTCGGCGTAGACCTTTTGCGCTTGCGATTGAGAGGTAGGCATCGCATCAATCTCCGATGCCCGGTTGCGCAGCATTGACGGTCGTCGCCGTCCAATTCACGGCGCTCGCATCTTGGTAGAACGGGCTTTGATAGTTCGCGAGCGTGCCGCTTAACGTACGGCTCGCGCCGCTCGCCACGGACGGCGTAGCGCCCGAACGTAGCTTCGGCGTGAGCGACTTCGTGCCATCCGCCGCCGGATTGAGCGCGTACATATTGACGACGACAGCGTTGATCAAACTAGCCGGCGTGTAGGTAAGGCCGGCCGTGCCGTAAAGGTCCGTGTTACCCGTGGCCGCGTCGGCGACGTAGGCGGTCCCGCTATAAGCTTGGCTCACGCATGAATAGTTTGTGCCCGCGCTCGGCGTAAATTGCGTGCTCGCGCCGGCCGAGTTCGGATTCAGGCATGCAATGCGACGCGCGCCGAGCGGGAAGGTATTGAACGCAGCGCCGCTCGTGTCCCAAAGGATCACGTCATCGAAGCAGCAATGCGAACATGCAAGCGAGCCGATTGCGAAGCCTGTCGGCGTGCCGCTCGAAATCGTCGAGATGCTGCTTATCGACAGTTCGAGCGTACCGTCAACATAGACTTGAACCGAACCGGTCGTCGCGGTATTGAGCACGACTTTCGCCTCAACCCAATGCCAGTTGTTGTCGGCTATGTTGCGCGTGCCGGTCGTCGCGTTAAAGCCGCCGGCCCCGAGCGGATAGAAGAGGATTTGCCCGCTCGTGTTGAGCGCGAACATGCCTACCGAAGTGCTGTTCGGCGACACGGCAAAGAACGCGCCGCCTGTACCGCTTGGGGGCGCCGCAAACTTTACGTATCCGGCCATGCATAGCGTGTAGCCCGCGCTATAGGTGATACCGGCGGGGCATAGCAAGGCGTTATTGCTAACGCCCGAACTTGCCCCATTGGTGTCGATGTAGCCGCCGCCGAATTTTCCGCCGGTCGAGTTGAACGCGCCGTATGTATTCCAGTTCGAGGGGAGTGAGCCAAGCCCCCACTTGTCCAGCACGTCGGCCTTCGCCGCGTATGCGTCGAAACTGTCGCAGAACAGAAGCGCCATAGCGTTCCCCTTAGCGCGAGCCGACGAGCGAAACGCTGATATTCGCGAGCGTCGCGTCGGCCGTGGCCTGATTCGTCAAAGTGAGCACGTCGCCCGCCGCCGTCGTCACGGGACTGGCAAACGTGAAAGTGCCGGCCGTGGCGCCGGCCGCGAAATTGACCGTGCCTATGCTCGTGCCGTTGCGCGCGAGGGTAAGCGTCGTCGCGCCGGTCGCGGCGACCGTTGACGATGCATAGGAACCGGTCAGGCTCACCGGAAACGTCACGGCGCGCGGCACGATAACGCGGGTCATCAATTGCGAATTCGTCGGCGCCCCTGGAAAGAACGTCAGGACGTCATAGGGATTCGAGCCGGCGATTGCCACGCCCGCCGGCTGATAGCTCCGGTAATCCGTGTAGGCCGAAACGGTCGTCGTGCCCGTCGTGATCGAATAGAGCGAGATCGCGCCGACCGGAAACCCGGTTGTATTGGCGCTTACGGCGCCCGTCGATGCGCTCGCATAGACATAGTTCGTCGTGCTCGCCGTGAGCGTGACTGTGCCGTTCGCAACGGCGTTGCCGTTGTACATGCCGCCGTAGTAGCCCCAAGTGAGGCCGCTACACGCGCTCGCATGGCGCCCCCAAAGCGTTCCGGGGCTTGCCGCGTCGAGCAGCGCATTGACCACGACTTCTTTGTTGCTTTGATTGGTCGCGATCGTATCGAGAAGGGTCGTACTGTTGGACATGGCATTACCTCACGATGCTTGTCGTCGCGGCGAACCCGAGCACGCCTTGATCGCTGTTTTGGGCGACCGAAAAATTGATCGTGTTGCCGGTCGTAAAGCCGTCCGCCGTAATGTTCGCGGCCGTGTAGGTGTAGCTCGCGCCCGTGCCCGTGCCTGCAACCGTGACGGTGCGAACGACCATCGAGCCGTTGAGCACTTGCAGTTGATACGACTCGCTCGATTCGTCGAGCGGCACGTCGGTTCCATCGAGCCATTGCGCGCCCACGCGTGCGCGGCGTATCCACGACAGGGAAATGTCCGACGTGCTCGCCGCGCTCCCTGGCCCAGCCACGAACAGGGCGGGCGACAACGGTTTGACGCGCGCCACGGTCGGGACGACCTTTTGCGGCGTGCTCGGCGTCGTGCCGAACAGGTTGAGCAGGTACGTTTCGAAATACATTGCCGATTTGATGTCGGTCAGCAGGATAGGCAACACCGCCATGCGCGTGCGATCGAGCAATACGAACGTCTCGCCGGCTACGTGCGTGCTCATGGCCCATTCGGTTCCAACGCGCCCGCGTAGCAGGCCCGAGAGCGTGTAAGTGTTCGCCGCCGTCTGCGTCGCGTTTCGAAATAGGATGAGTTCGCCGCCGAGGTATGCGGCATTGACGCCCGCGAGGAAGTTGGCATAGGTGCATGAGGCGATCGCGCCGTTATAGAGCACCACGCTCACGGTGCTCAACTCGTCGGGCTGATTGCCGCCGCCGAACGCGGGCAGCACGCCGTTTGCATAGCCAATGACGGCCGCCGCGCCCAAGTTGACCGCCTGCGAAAACGTCACGTCGTCTCGCGAAATATCGACCATCGCACCCGGCCATTTCGACGACATGCCGCACGCGGCGAGGTATAGCGCCTGCGTCGTGTCGGTGTCCTGCAATGGCGGCACGTCGAGCACGGCGAGCACGGTCGGGCCGCTATAGTCGATCGTCTGCGCGGCGAAGCCCGCCGCCGCGCCGGCTTGAACCGAGTAGCCGGGCGCGGGGTAAATATCGGGTTCTTCCTGCGCGGCTTCCCATAGCAACGTGCCTTGCCCGTCGTACTGGCAACGCGTTAGGCGTACCGTGTGCGTCTCGCCGTTGCCGTCCTGTAGTGTCGCCACGTCGCCCGGCTCATACGACAGGTAGCCCAGGCCCGTCGTGAATTTGAATGTCTTACGGCCGACCCAGGACGACCAAAGAATCGCTTGCGCGCGCATGAGCGCTTCGTCGCGCGAGAGCACGAACGGCGCTTGCACAGCGAGGTCTTTATTCGAGTTCGTAAGCGCCCGACTCGCGCGTTGCGTGTTCGGGTTGTAGTCGCTATTCAGTTCGCTATACGTGATCGTCAGATTGCGCGGTAAATCGACTTCTTGCGCGATCGTCTGCGTGATCGGGTTCGTGTTCGCCGTGTCGCCGAGCGAGGGCGACGCGCCCAGGTCCGCATAGGCAAACGTGACGATCGGCTGTTGCCCACGGCGCACGAAGCGAATGAGGCCGTCCGTGTCGCACGCATCGAAAAAGTACGTCGTCATGAGCGGCGTTAGGTTGCTACGCGTCGTCGAGTGATTCGTGATCGCATAGCCCCATACTTGATCGGTCAGGCTCGTCACGTCGTACTGGCTATTCGTCAGGCCCGCACGGTTGCACAGGTCGGCGACAACCGACGAGAGCGCGACCGTTTCCGCATTGAAGCCGGGCACTTGTGCATAGAACGACGACGCGAATGCATAGGGCGCGAAATAGGCGTTGCCGTTCTGTACCTGCATCGTCGAAATGTTGCCGGTCGTGTCGGCCGGGATGCCGGTATCGACGAGCGCCGAGCCGTTCCACATATGCACGCTGTTCGCGCCGTTCAAATACAACTGCGTATCACTGACGCAGTAGCCGACCGTCGAGAACGTCAAATTGAACGTGTCATGCACGAGCTTGGCAACGAGATTGCCGTATAGGTCGAATTGGCACAGCCAATTGCCGTAGGTTGCGTCGGTTCCGTCGATGCCGATCGCGTAGACGTAGGTGCTACTGACGCCCACGAGACGCCACGCGGCGGCCGTGTTGCCCGTGTAATTGACGCCGCTCGCATAGACATAGATCGGGTTTTTCGCGAGGGCTAGAAAACTCGTCACGTAGACCGCGTCGTTACGCTTGATCGCGCTCGAATTCGTGCCTTCGAGATACGTCGAAATGTTCGTGTTGAACGCTGGCCCATCGACCGTATACCATTCGCCGTTTGCGACGAGAATACCCTGCTCGTCATAGGACTGACACCATTCGAGCGGCGAGTAAAACCCGAGCGTTTGCGGCGTGCCGAGCCATGTCGTGCCCCACGGGGACAGCTTGTAGGGGACCATCGTGAGCCAAGAACCGACGACGCCATATTGAAAGCCGTACGCGTTGCCGGCCGTGTCGGTTTGCGTCGTGTAGCTCGTCACTGAACCCGTGCCGAAGACGGGATGCTTTGCAACCGACGCTTGCCCCGTGAGCACGTATTGAATCGGCGCCGTCGCCATGACTTCGAACGAGAGCGAGGGCAGATAGTTGCCCCATTTGGACAGGTCGAGGTTATTGAATACGACGTACGCAAGGCCGCGATGCGCGGGCGTGGCATCGACGCCTAGCGCGGCCTGCATCGTCGGGTCAGGCATTTGGTTTTCATCGCCCAGGTAGACGGTGAAATTCGTAATCATCGAATTCGAGCCGCTGATAGCCTGGAAATTCGACGGGTTGCTCACGTCATAAATGAGCTTGCCATTGGCCCAAATGCGCCGCACGCCCGTTATCGGCCCTTCGCACATGCCCACGGCGAACGACATGGCAACGGTAGTTTGTTGCGGACCCTTGCCGCCCTTGCCGGCGTCCTGCACGTACGGTTGACCGGCCCAAATGATGTTGCCGGCAACGCGAAAGATGCCGTACACGTACGGAATCGACTTGCCGTACGCGCTGTCTTGAATGCGGATGTCGGCCGGTTGTGGTCCCTTCTGGCGGAAGATCATGCCGCCGGCAATGCCCCCGAGCATCCACCCGAGTTCGGCGCCGAGCATCGGCATACCGAAGAACGAGCCGGCGATGCCGCCGACGATCGCGCCGGCCGTCGAAAGTGCAAGTTGACCCATTAGACGACCCCAGGGACGTGATAGGCCGCTTCGAGTTGCAGGCGGATACGCTCATCAATGCGCGATTCGACGACCTTTCGATTGGGCAGATAGGCGTGAATCAGGTGCTCGTCGTCGGTCATGATCGCGACGTGAAGCGGTACGGCGTTCCATTGAAAGAGCAGGATGTCGGCCGCGCGCGCCTCGCCGGTCGGGATGATTTCGACGTGCTGCTCTAGCGCGAAACGCAAACGCCCGTCCGGTCGCTTGCCGTAATCGGTCGGGTTCTCGCGTGTGAGGCCGAGCGCTTGCGCCGTGCAAATCACAAGGCCGATGCAGTCGCACGCGATGCCCTTTAAGCGCCCTTGATGCTGATAGGGCGTGCCGATCCACGATCGCGCCTCGGCGACAAATTGCGCTCGCGTTACGCTCATGGTTAGCCGCCTTGCGGCGTCAGGAGAAGATCGGGGCCGGGTATGTACGGCTCGCCCCGGAAATGGACAAGGTTGTTGTACCGCGCGAAGCACGTCCCGACGAGCCGATCGCATCCGGCCGTGATCGTATACGTATCGCCGACCGCGATCGGGTACGGCATCGCCATTGCCAGCGTGACGACGCCGGGCGAGAACGTTTTAACCTCCATCGAAAAGCCCGCATTCTGGCCGGTGAGAAACTTGACCTTGCCATAAGCGAAATAGCCGATCGAATAGGTATAGTCGATGAAAACCTCTTGCCCCGCGTCGCCACTGCCGCCGCCGTCGAACGTGTAAAGCCCGCTCGAACTGACCGTGTATTGATCGTCGCCGGGGCTTGAACCGACAGCCGTCCAATGGTTGCCGACCGTATCGCGCACGCCGTTATCGGACACGAACGCGCCGCCGGTCGGGGGCACGACTTGAATCGTAAAAGGCGAGCGCGTCGGAATTTTCCAGCCGTGCGCATCGACGAACGCGACGGTCGGGCCTACCTGCGTGAGCGTCGGATCGGTCCAGCTCACGGCGCTATTGACGCCTGCGACCGTGCCGCTAAACGTGAGCGGCGCGAGGTCGATCGTGCATTTCGAATCGCCGAACGTCGCGCGGCACGTCGGCGAGTACATATCGCCCTGTTCCTGTTGCATGATCTGCGCGAGGCCCCGCAACTCGGCCTTATACGCGCCGTTCATGATCGACACTTGCCCGATGACGCCGCTATCGAGCACGACCGCGCCCATCAACAGGTCTTTGTAGTTGACGAGTTCGCAAACGACCGTCGCGAAATCCCATGCGCCCGACTCTAGGCTCGCTTGCGTGATCGCCGAGCTATCGAACACAGCTTGCACTTCGAGGTTGGCCGTCGATAGATCGCTTGTCATATCGATCTGCGAGTGCGTGTAGCCGCCCGCCGCCTGATACGTCAGGCCGTTATAGGTGATTGGTTGATCGAGGTCCGTGAAGGCGAACTGTTGCCCGTCTTTGCGCGTAACGAGCCACAGCGTGGCGACGGTTTGCGTCGTGCCCTGCAAGTGCGCGAGCATCGCGCTTGAAATCGTGCGCATTACGGGCGTACCTCGATGATCGGAATCGAACCCCAATCGACGAGCAAATCGCCGTTCGGCCCGTTGCGGTCCATTACCTGCTTTTTCATCTCGTCGGTATCGAAGCGCGCCGGCACGTCGAATTGTCCCGACCATGCAAGCGTATCGGTCGGTTGCGGATAGAGCGCGCCCACGCCCGAGCCGGCCGTGATCGTCTTTCCGGCCGTGTTGACATTCAGGGTATAGACCGAGGCAGAAACGCCCGTCACGCTCGATTGCAGGCCGTTCAACAGGCCCGCATCGGCCCCGCTAAGGCCCGATAGGTAGAGCAGGCCGCCGACCGCAAGGCCGGGCAACGCCGAGGCGAGCGTAATTTGCGTCGTCGTGCCCACGGTAACGCCCGTAACGGCCGCCGTCGCGAACGCGGCGAAGGTCATGAGGCCCGTTGTCGTGTCGAGCGTGTAGGACGTGCCCACGGGGGAGCCGTTGCGGTATGCGACGACCGTACCGGCGACGGGCTTTTGAATGAGGCGCGTCTCGGACATCGCGCCCGACGTGTAGAGCTTGCCGAGTTGATACACGCCCGCCGTCGTTTGCGCGGTTAGGACGCCGTTCGCGCTCGTGCATGCGTAATCGGTCCAATCTTTGATGCGAAAGCGATAGCCGCGCCCCTTCACGGCGCGAAAGAACGCGTCAAGCGCCGCCGTATCGGCCGCGTTCATCGACCGGCGCCCGACATCGAACCGAATGCGCGCCTGCGACCATGCGACGATGCTCGAATCGCGGCCCGAGTACACGGTATTGACGACAGTTTGATAGGACGGGCCGACAGTCGCCTTGAACGCGATATTGTCGGGAAAGCGCGGCGATTCGAGAAAGGTGCTCATCCGTTCCTCGCCATCGCAAGCTGTGCGTGCCGCATAATCTCGGCGGCCTGTTGTTGCGCCGATTGCCGCGTCGTGCCCGGCGGCACGGCGATGTTCATGTGAAAGACGTTTTGCGAGCCGCCATCGCTGCCGCTCATCGGCGTCACACGTCCGGTTTCGCTACCCATCATGAGAAAGGTCCGGTTGGCGACCGTGAGCAATTCGGGGCCGCGCTCGTTGACTTCGTGCAATGAGCCGGCGCCGACCGGGCCACCCGCTGCCATGCCGGGCAGTAGGTCGAACAGGCCCATTAGCGCGCTTACGCCCTGCGTCGCGCCGCCGCCACCGCCGCCGCTTGGCATAGAGAAGTTGAACGAGCCGCCGCCACCGCCGCCGCCGCCCGTCAGGCCGATCAATTGAAAGAGCGCGCTGAACATGCCGCCGCCGTTGCCGTTGCCGCCCAGGCCGAACAGTTGTTGCGCGAGGTCGTTGGCGACGAGCCGCGTAATCGCCTGCTCGATGCTGTTCGCCATGTCGAGGAAGTTTTGTTTGAGCGTCTTCGTGCCCGTCACGGCGTTATCCATGAACCGCGAAAACGCGCTCGAAAAAACGTCGTCGAATTTGCGCCCGAGCGCGTCGGTTTGCGCGCTCATCTGCTGCGCCGTCCGACTCCATTGGTTCGCTTCCTGTTGCAACGCCACGACGCCCGAGGCGGCGGCGATGTCCTGCATACGCGCGGCGATGTCGGCGAGGCGCTTGGCGGCCGTGGCGCGCTCGTTGTCGAGGTCTACAAGGCCCTGCAACTCGCCTTCCTGGCCGGCCTTGACGCGATCGTTCGTCGTTTCGACCTGTAGGTTGAGCGCCTTTTCGACGGCTTCGGCTTGCACCTTTAGATCGTTCATGCGTTGCTGCGCTTCGGCATTCGCGCGCAATTGATCGATGATGCCGAGCGTGCCCGTGTCGCCTTGCGCGCGTGCGCGATCGATAACGGAACGTTTCTCGCGATCGAATTCGGCGCCGGCCGTCTCGCCCGCGCGGCCCTGTTGCTTGGCGAGTTCGGCCGCGAGCTTTTCGACCGCCTCGCGATAGTTGTCGGTATCCTTCGCCATCGCTTCGGTATTGAGCGCGAGTTTTTCACGGTCGGCCTGTAGTGCCTGCTCTTTTTTGTTCGCGAGGTCGTTGGCTTTCGTGAGCGCTTCGACCTTCGCCGCGTGATCCTTGGTCGTGTTCGCGTACCGCGTGAGCGTGGTGATTTCCTTGTCGTACGCGTCGCCGACGACCTTCGAATGCGCTTTGATGATCGTCTCTTGATCGGCGTAGTAGTCGGCAATCGAGAGCTTGTTATCGCGGTAGAAGCGTTGCAGCGTCTGTTCCTGTTGCGTGAGCAACTTGGACGCATCCGCGATCGAATCCTCTAGTGGTTTGAGGTCGGCGCCGAGGTCCGCGCGAGCGCCCGCCGCCGCGCCGCGATCCTTGTATTTCTCGTTTGCCGCCGAGATGGCCTTGGCGCGCATGGCCGGGGTCCATCCGCTTTCGTCCGCGCGTCGATTGATGTCGCGTATTGCATCGGCGCGTTCCTGCTCGCGCGTGCGCGTCTCTTTGATGAGGTTGTCGTAAAACTGTTGATCCTCCGCGCTCCGGGTCGCATGGTCCGATTTCTGTTGCTCTAGCAGCGCGTTATCCTGCTCGCGCATCTTTTGCTTGGTCAGTTCGTTGACCCGCGTTAGCGCGTCCTGCAATTGCTTGCCGTAAATGTCGGCGTTCATGGCGCCGGTCGAACTTTGCATCGCGCCATGGATGCGGTTGACTTCCTTTTCGGCGTCCGCCAGTTGGTCGTCCACCGTCTTCTTTCGGCCCCACGACAGCATGGCGTCCCACGCGCCGGATGCGGCATCCTTGACGCCTTTCCACGCGCTTTCGAGGTAGCCGAGGTTTTTGTCGAGGTCGCCCAAGTGCTTATTGAGCGCATCGAGCGCGAGCATTTCGGCTTGCTCCGTGCGGCCCTGTTCCTCTAAAACCCGAATGTGCTCGTAAAGCGCTGCATCGACGAAGTGATATTGCTTGTTTGCCTCCATCGCCCACTTATCAACGCCGTCCGCCATTTTCTCCATACTGCGGACGATCGTTTCGGACTTCTCACCCGTGAGCACCGACAGTTTCGCCGCCGCGACGCTCGCGCTTTCAAGCGCGGCGCCAGAGAGGCGCCCGCCTTGCACGAACGCTTGCGCAATCTCGCGCGCGTTGCCGATCGTAGCGCCCGAGCTAGCGGCGATGTTATGGGCCATCTCGTTAAACTGGCCCTCCGTCACGCCCGCATAGTTGCCGGTCAGTTGGATCGTATGCGCGAACGCCGTCGATTCGGCGGCGCCTTTGATGAGCGCGGCCGTCAGGACGGCGAGCGCGCCGACGACGATGCCGATTGCCGCCCCCGTGGGCGACATAATCTTGCTCATCCAATCCATGCGCTCGCCCAGCACCATGACCGAGCCGGCCGCGCGCTTGAAATTGCCCGTAACGAGTTCGTGCGCGAGCACGAGCATTTCGCGGCGCGCGCCTACCGTCGTATGCGATAGGTGCTCCATTTCGTTCGCCGCCTCGCGGATACCGTTGACGCGCCCGATTCGCACGTCGCCGATACTCTCGATGCTCTTGCGGGCCTTGACTGCGGCTTGATCCATCGCGCGCGCGCGCGATTCGACGATCTGCGCAGCGCGGCCCATGTCGCCTTCGAGCCGCGCCGTGCTCGCATAGACTTCTACGCCGAGTTGACCGAGGGACATTTCAGGCCGCCTTACGAACGATATTGCAATTGCCGAACGCGCCGAGGATCAATTCGGCCTGCGCGTCGGCATCGGGTAGCAGCAAGGGCTTTTCTTCGGGCCGCTCTAGGAACGGCATGAAATCGGATGGCTTGCGCGCCTCGCGAATGTCGCGCCCGCCGTAGTTCGCCACGGTAGACGCGACGATGCCGGCGCGTAGGTCCGCCCGAAACTCGCCAATCGGTTCCATGCGGTCGAATGCTTGCCATTCGGTCAACTCGGCCGAATCGAGACTTGCGAGCAATTGCCGAACAGTCATGCCGAGGGTTGCGGCAAGCCGGAAGTAGAACCGCCGGCCGGGCCGCTCTCGGAGTTTTTTTCGGCTTCCTCCTGGCTGTTCGCGGCAAGGCCGTTGACGCGTTGCGCGACGACGAAAAGTCGTTCAAGCGCCGCCGCGCTCTTGCCGGCAAGCGCCGAGAGGTCGGCGAGCGGATCGAACAGAAGCGCGCCGCTTTCATCGACGGCCGTATTGGCGACGAGCTTCGCGCGCATGTTGACCGTATCGACTTCATACGCGCCGGTCGCGCCGCGCTTCATGAGGCTCGCCTCGTATGCGTCGCGCTGCGTGCCCGTCATGGCGCGGATGATGACCGCGCCGCCCCATTCGGGCACGTCAACGGTTTCGGTCGTCAGGTCATTCGAGCCGAAAATATCGGCCTTGCTCAAAATCTTCGACATGGCGCCTCGCTTACGCGTAAGTGACCGGGCCGGTAATCATGAGGTTGACGTTCGCCGTGAGCAGCTTATCGACGCCACCATCCCACGGGAACGATTCGACGAACGCCGAAAAGGTCGCGGTGTGCGTGTTCGGCAACGTCAACTTGAACGAGACAACGGCAGCCGAATACAGGAAGTTGCGCAGCGCGGTTTGCCCCGGATCGGTCATATCGACATCGACATCGAACGTGAATTGACCCGGATCGAGCAGGCCCGGCACATACTCTTTCGCCGTGCTCGCGAGATTCGTCGCGTCGAGCTTCGCGACCTTCCCGTCGAAACCCTTGACCGTCTTGAAATTCTTGATGGCGGTCCAAGTAACGGGCGTCGCGATCGGCGTGCCAGCGAGCGCAATGCCGCCGGTCGTGTCGAGCGGAACCGCGAACGTGTTCGTCGTTTTCGCGATGACCGAAAACGTCGCGTTTAGCCCTACCGGATCGGTCGAGCCGGAAATCGTCACCACGTCGCCCACGCCGAGGCCGTGCGCGGCGGACGTGAGAATGGTTGGATCGCCAAGCGCGGCGGCCGAAATCGTGAGCGGGCTACCGCTGCCCGTCGCGACTTGGAGGGTTGCGCCTTGGGTGGAAATGGCGGAAGTAGTCATAGCGTGCGCTCCTATCGGGCACAAAAAAGCCCGCGCGAGGCGGGCCGGTTAGTGCAATGCGTGCGGCGTCATTGCCACACAGAAAATTCGAAGACGCGTCGATATGCCTTCACGTCTTCCTCGAAAAGATCGTGCGCGCTGTTCCTTTGCGTGCCGCGCACTGACCATGCTTGCAACGCGCCGAGCACGGTCGCGGCGAGATTGACCGCATCGGGATACGTGCGACCCCAACAATCGAGTTCGAAAACCGTATTTCCAATCGGCGGCGTCTGACTGTCGAGCACGTTTTCGACCGGGCTAGGCATGCACCGATAGACGACATACGGCATGGGCAAATCTTGACGCGCGGCGAGCGGATACACCGCACCCGGCGCCACCGCGTTAAGCACGGCAAATAGCTGTTCTTCGATCGTGCTCATACGTGCCTCACGCGGCCCGGACCCTCACATAGCCCGCATCGGTCAATACCCACCGATCGAGCCATTTTTTGTAATAGTCCGTGGCCGCTTGAACCGCCGCGTCGGCCGCAAGCGCTGGGGCCGGGCGGAGGAACGAATGCGGTTGGACCCAGACGGCGCCGATCCCCTCGCGGGCCTTCTGGCGGTGCGCCTTGCGCGTGATACCGGACGGGCGCGGGGGCACATACCAATGTCCGAATTCAACCCACGGCCAGTAATACGCATCGACGCCGACGACCTTGCCGCCCTTGACCGAAACGCCCTTCGCTGGCTTCTGCCCGCGCCGTACCGTGACGAGATACGTTTGCCGCACCGTGCCCGACAGTTCGGGCAGGTGCTTTTGAATGATCGAATCGCGCAATAGGCCCGAAATCGTTTCTTTCTTCGGCGGCCCCATGCCGCGATCGCCGGTATAGACGGGCGCCAGATATACGGCCTGTTGCCGTACCTTGGTCGCCATCGCGTTCGCTGCGCCGCGGTTGATTTGCATCGATGCCTGTTTCGGCAGGTCTGCCATTTTCGCGAGCACGCCGTCGAGGCCGACGATATGGGTCAGGTTAGCCAAGGGTCATCCCCTCCGTGGCGAGCAGTTCGATAACGTGGTTTCCCTCATCGACGTTCATGCACGCCTGCACGTCGAAAATGCGCGAGCCGTACAGGACGCGATAGGTCGCGACGACTTTCGGGTCATCGAACATCGGGTCATAGCGCAGCGTGATTCGATGCGAGACGCCCGAAGCGACGGCTTCGCCGGCCATCTTTTCGTAACCGCTCAACGCCTCGATGAATGCATAGACGTTCGTCGCGACGTTCGTCCAAGACTCCGGCAATCCGCCGAATGTGTCTTGAACCGTCGAGCGTTGCTGAATCGTCACGACGCGGTTTAGCTGGCCCGCGCGTAGGTGCGTGCTCGTCATGGCAGGCTCGTCATGTAAGGCCAAAGCAGGCTATCGACGAAGGGCAATTCTTCGACCTTGCCGCGATTGAGAATCGCGACTTCCTCGCGGTTCTCATACATTGAGCCGGCGCGCATGCAAATCCATTGCCGGATGCCGGCCGGCACGACGCCGATGAAATTCTGATCGCTGCCGCCGTCCGAGAACACAATCGCGCCGCCCGCGAGGTCGGTGAAGGTGTACACGCCCGCCGCCGCGCTCGCGACAAGGTAGGGCGTATCCTCCGCGAGCGGCGTCGGCAACGCGCCCGCGCCCGCGTTGTAAAACGAAACCATATCGCCGACTTTCCACGTCACGGGGCCGACGACTTTGATCGAGCCGGCCGCTTGATCGACGACCGAAAACGGCGACGCATAGCCCGCGTCGTAATCGATCCATACGGCCGCAATCTGCGGTAGGGGTATCGGCCATATCTGGCCGAATTTGAGCGCCACGATGCCGGGCGTTAAGGCCGTGTTGACCGTATAGAGCGAGGGGTCGGCGATTTCCGTTACGCCGCCCATGCCGAGGTATTGCACTTGCACGACATCGACGAGCGGCGAATGAGGCAGGCGCACCGAAAAGCCCGGATCATTGACGAGATCGGCGAAGGGTAGGGGCGTGCCGATGCCGGCCATAGGAAATTTATCGATGACGAGCCGATAGCGCGCGTGCAAGCACTGTTGCCGCGTGCGCGATTCGGCCGCCGTGCGCGCCGCGCTAATGAGCATGCGCAAAACCGAGTCTTGAACGTTCGAAGTCTCGCGCACAAACGTTTTGACGAAGCCGAGACTTACCGGCTCGCCGATCGGGCGTTGCAGAACGATCTCAGGCATGAATGGGTTCCTTCGCTGTCTACCCACTGTGCGCAAGGGTTCCTGCGACTACAGGATCACTTACGCATCCAATACCAAACAAGGAAGACGACAACGACGCCAATTAGCAGATCCAGGCGACCAGCGATTTTTCCTAGCTTCGACTGCATGTCCGCATAGATAGGCGCGATCGGCACCGGAGCTCCGCTTTTCTGGCTTTCCGTGCCCGCCTTGTACGCAAAAACTTCTAGCGTGGCGTTATCCATCTTCACGTTTTTCGCAATGCTCTGGTCCCATACAACGTCACTACCGTCAGGCGCCGTACCGAGCGTGAAGCCAGCGATGTTTTCCCCCCAAAGCGTGAC